ACACCATACGGTTTCCAGGCCTTACGCATCAAGTTTAACTCTAACAATAAATTAATCCATTGTTTTTGAGTTATGTTTTTTGGTTTTAATGTTATAGTTTTTTCTTTCTTCATACGGATAATATAATATCCCAGAAAATAATGTCAAGTCTATTGTGGACGGCCCTGTCGATTATATTTTTTATACGATCTTTTCTTTGATTTATTTAGGTTTTTTGTATGACGTCCAGGACGTTTACGAGGTTTTGGTCTAGGTATAAAGTTTGTAAACTTACGTTTCGCCATCAAAATATCCTTTTAATTGTGATAGTAATGTTCTTGGTGATAGCGTAGGTATATAACTTATTTTACCATTTACATGTTGCTCTAAATCAGAACCACAATTCATACATCTATAAAATCTTCTAGTGATACCTACTAACATAGTATACTCATCACAGTCAGGGCAAACACCATTAACTATTTCTGTATGAATCTTTACTGATTTTTTTCCTGTCATATGCTTTCTTATTTTTTATCACAATCTGACGGTAACGTCTATCTCTTAGATGTTTAGCTACTAGGTTCTTCTTTTTATTCAAGTATTAAAGCTTTAATGTATTTTCTTCCTTGGTATAATTCTATCTCTGCCTTACCCTTATAGCATTTGTAGGATACTGATTCGCTATATTGTCTTTCAGCATGGCGCTTCCCGCGAAGACACTCTGCCATGTTTTTTTGCACCAAGTGCTCCTTGATCTCTCCGTTTACAAACATCAAAAGGGCTACCACAGACTCTATCATTGTGAGTAACTCCCGTTCTTATAACCAATCTCACGATTAGCATCTTTTAATTTTTCTATATCCTCTAAAACTTTATCCATTTGTGTTCTTAAAAATTGTATGTTTACTTTGTTTAATGCCATGTCTTCAACGTGTTTGTTAATCTTATCCGTGGTCTTGTACAAATCCTCGATCATCATAAATTGCTCAGAATCGGCGGGCAGTGATCCTAGTTGTCCACGTGGCCATTTGATTCTAAATTCTGTATTCTCTTCTAGGTCCTTCTCCATTATCTGTATACGAGTGTCTGCAACATTGAGACGTTCTATAATTTGAAAATAACCCATCGTGCCGAGCGCTACGATAATTATTAAACTAGCAACCGTCTTCATAGGCATTTGCACGGCTACTTCTTCTCCGATATTAAGTGGTTTTTTATTGGACATGCGGACCTCCACAGAAAGCCAGGACAGTTAACATTACGATCAATAGACCTGTAAAGTAATAATTCATCCTGGCTATCTCCATAATTCTATTTTACTATTAAAGCTGCTACTAAAACTATAAACACAAGAGATTCAATCTTATGATTAGCCCAGTAGTGCATAGCTTTTGTTTTTATCTTGTTAATCATTTTTCTTCTCCTCAATTTCGTAAAAGAATTTATCAGTATCTTCTGTTCTCCACTGACTCGTATCTTCTACGTTCCATTCGTTAGTTTGCACTTTCCAATCTGGAATATTATCTTTCACAGTGAAAGAAGGTATGTCCCATATACATCGATTGTTTGGTTGTGCTGCATAATTACCATCATCTAGTGCAATTATGTGAGCGCACTTATGTTCGTGCGGTATCTCTGAATGATCAGTGTCAAGTATATTAGACTCTGGATGTGCAAAGTCAACAGTAAATAAATATTTACCATTATGCCATTTTTTATCTTTGCCTATGTACTTCCCTGCTTGTCCATCTAAAATATCCCAAGAAGTAACAGCAGGATAATAACTAAAACAATTCCATAACTGAAGTTCATCAAGTCTACGTTGAGGAACATCTTCCGGTCTAAAACCTCTCTGTATGAAGGCAGATATCGGGAGACGATAAAAGACAGCGCCATTCTCCATAATCGCATGGAATAAAATACTGCGACCTGTAATAGCGCTAAGACCAAAGATAATACAGTCTTCAACTTCTCCATGATGTTTTTGTAAATCATATAAATACTCTCTCCTTATTTGTGCATAAGTAACTGGTATGTTTGCATTTAAATAAGCCATAGTTATCCATTTATTTCACCCCAATTGTTACCAGACTCGTAGTCTACTTTATTGGGTACTTCTAGTGTAACAGCGTGCTCCATAATTTCAATTACCTTTTTTGCCTGTTCTTCGTTCTCGATAGATAAGTCTAATTCATCATGTATTTGTATGTGTGGTATGATGCCTTCTTTGTATAATTCTAACATTGCTTTCTTAGTCATGTCTGCAGCTGACCCTTGTATTAGTTTATTTAAAGCTTTGTATGTGTAAGCTCTCCTGATCCCTGGTCCATGTTCCCTGAGTGCTTCTTCGTGTGGCAATGCTTTGTGCATACCAAACTGGTTAGGTTCCCATAAGTGAAACCTGCATAGTCTACCCAGCAGTGTTCGTATCTGTCCACGGTCTTGTGCTCTGTTCGATGCTTTCTCCATCAATTGTTTTACGAACGGTACACGTGAATGATACGTATTAAATAAATCTGCAGCTTTCTCTTTTGTTACACCAAGCTCTGCCTGTAGTTTTGCTTTACCCATACCATAAAACAAACCAAGATTAATTGTTTTAGCCTGTGTTCTAGGTATGTCAGCCATATCTGCAACAGTCTGGTGAAAGTCTGCACTAGAGTCATTACTATATGCATCAACAACATCATAAACAGAGGGTAATTTATACAAAGATGCATAATGCACTACCAACCTAGGTTCTTGTTGAGAATAGTCAAATACACCCCATCTATGGCCGTCCTCGGGTATAAATAATGACCTAATCTTAGGTCCAAGATCTTTATTTCTAGCCGGTATCTGCTGTAGATTCGGATTCTGGTAGGAGAACCTACCAGTTACCGTGCCACCCCCAGCGTTACGTAATTGATTTATCTCTGCATGTATTCTACCCTTGTGCTCGTATCTAAGAATAGAATCTAAAAAAGTTGTGTGTGCTTTGTTTATCTCTCTTGCTTGTGCAATCATCTTAACAACAGGATGATTGTGTTCTTGTAAAAAATTTTTTGTAAAACTTGGTGATGCAGTTTTTTCTGTACGTGGATATTCTAATCTCAGTACATCAAATACATTTGCAATAGATCTTGCAGCCCATATCTGTGTATCAATATTTGTTTCACCTTTTATTTTGTGTAGTAATTCTTTTTCTTGTGTGATCAATTCTTTTTTCATTGCGTGTGCTCGTTCTATGTCTACACGTACACCTTTAAATCTCATGTCAACCAGGCAATGAAACAAATCAGACTCAAGATCAAATATATCCTCCAGGTCCTGACTAATAATTTCTTTTTTCATTTCTTGCCAAAGACCAAGTGTAACTTCAGCATCACGTTCTGCATACGCACCAACATGCATTGCAGGTAATTTATACATTTCTGATTTAGGATCTATGCCCCACTCTTCTGCAGCTTCTGCAAGTGCAGCTTCGTTCTTACCATAACCAAGATAGTGCCACGATAAACTATTGAGATCATAACGAAATCTATTCTCATCGGTCAACGCTGCAGCTATCATTGTGCATGCAATATCACCGTTTATTTTAAATCCCATCGCCCGCAACCAACAAACGTCATAGATTGCATTGTGAAATACTTTTGTAGATGGAGACTCGAGTATATCTTTTAGCCAAGATAAGACTCGACTTCTATCCATATTACCACCACCTTCATGTGCAATTGGAAAGTATCCTTTGAAATATTTTGTAGCAACAGCGATACCTATGACTTCACCATTACCAATAACAGAACCAGATCCTTTTTTAATTAAGTCAGGATCTTTTGTCTCCAGGTCAATTGCAATCTCATCTACCTGACGTAAGTCTGGAAACTCTGTAGGTTTTACCCATTCTGTTTGTGCTTCAAACTTAGGAATTTTCACTATAGTCCCTCTCGAGTATCATTTCTAAAAAGTGTATTGCTTTCAATATATCTTGCTTCTTTCCTTTATCACGATGTCTGATAATATATTTTATAGCACAACCTTCAGGATATAACAACTCATTCTCTACTACAAACTTACTTGGCTGTATTTTATATTTTTGATAATGAGATCCTCCGTGTTGTTTATCCCAAACTTTCGATGTCATAACCTCTATCCTCCCTTTTTGCCGACATGATATATAAATTTTGTTTAGTTCTTGTCACTCCAACATACCAAACCCTATTTTCTTCATCAGCTTTGTCTTCATTTTTTTCTGCAGACTCTCGTATTGTTTTTGTATTATCTAAAATTAATAATACATTGTCAGCTTCACCACCTTTTGCTGCATGTATTGTAGATAATTTTATTCTTGCATCTTTAGATAATTTTTCACCCATACGTAACATCTCACGTATGTATAGACACTCTTCGTAATCTATTTGAAATTCATCAAACCATTCTATTTCTTTTGAAAAAGATAATTCTGTTAAGTCATACATCTTTTCTTCTGTCGGTTTTAAATTACTGCCTGCACATTCTAAAATATCTTTTACTTCTGATAGAGATAACAACTCTCCTTTCTGCCATCGTATGTAGTTTAGAATAGTTCTAAACAAGGATACTTTATAACTCTTACGACCTTTGTATTGAAAGTATACACCTCTATCTTTTAAGGTAGGCATAAGTTTTGTTAGTCTATCATTGTATCTTGCAAGTATTAACCAATTGCCTTCGTGTAATGGTAGCCCATCTGTGTCTGTAATATAGTCTACATTTCCCTCTTCATCTCTTGCTTTCCATTGTTTACGCACTCTTTTTGAGTCAGGTATTCTGTCTAATATTTTATCTGCAATATCTTGAATAGACTTCGGAACCCTGTAAGATTGTGGCAAAATTATGTTTTTCTTTGACCTTTCTTGCTGAAATTTTTTTACATCTGCTCCTGCCCAACCATAAATTGCTTGATCGTCATCACCCGCTAGTATAACATATTTGGCATTTTTCTTGATAATATCTACCATTTTCCATTGTATAGGTGATAGATCCTGGGCTTCATCAATAAATGCTACGTCAAATTTTGGACACAATTCTGACACATTAAATTTTTCTATCATATCTGTAAAATCTACCAACTTAAAAGAGTCTTTGTAATTCTGCACTTCATCTGAAATAATTTGTAATAATTGTTTGTTCATATCTTGAGAATACATATCTGTATTGTACTCATCCTCTATTGTAATTTCTTTAATCCTAGCTGCATTAATGAGATTAAAGTATTCACTATTAGAATCCACAAATCCTGTAGTTTCTTGACCATCAGAATATACAGTCATTTGAATTCCTAATTTTCTCCCTATGTCCTCGTAGTGTTCGTCTTGCATAACTTCTGATTTTTTAAATCCAAGTCTTGTAAATGCTAGAGAGTGTAACGTTCTAAAATATTTTAAATCTTTTCTTTGGAAAGCTGTGTGGTAATCTAACATTCTATCGATAGCTTCATTTGCAGCTTTAGTTGTAAATGCAAAATATCCTATCTTATCTATAGGTGTTCCTAGTTTTAAAAATGTTTTTACATATTGTAAAAGTTTTGTAGTTTTCCCTGTTCCCGGAGGCCCGAATAATTTTCTACTAATCACATGATCTCCGTTTTATGTTTTATTTTTGTATGGTGTATTGGCACCTCTTCAAATGATTTAATGTTAATCTTAATTATATTTTTTGTAGAAGAATAATACTCACCCTCTTTTTTTGATGGATATCTTTTTTGTTCTAAAAATTCTATTTCACAATCTTTGTATGTAACCTGCATCATACGACCTGTCTTGCCTTCGTTATACTTCCAGTCTTTTGATTTTAATTTATCAAAAAATTTATCAAATTTAAAAAATGCAAAATCATTCTCTATTAATACTGATCCAGTTTTAAATGCTGCATCACTTGTAGCTCTTGGTCCATTTATTTTTGCGTGCAATACATCGTGTAATTTTTCTTTTGGTGATGTGCCGATAGGTGGATGCACAACTTTTTGTGTGGCATACAATGCTTCTAACACTGTTTGCTCTTCGTCACCTTTGATTAACGGTGGCGGAAATCCTGCAGCTTTTGATATTGCATTTCTTCTTTTACGTTGATCGTTAAGATGCTCTACATTTTTACAATGCACTGTAGCTGTGCCAATACCATCTGGTTTTGTTACATCAAATTCATACTCAGGTTCTGGATCAAGATCTATTTTTTTAAGATTTGTTAGTACAGGGTATGCACCCTTAGATCCTGCTAAAACTCCAAACTTTTTCTTTACACAAATACCTTTCTTACAATGTTCGCTCAAAGGACTCTGTGTGCATGTGTATCCTTTAGAACTTTTATTCCAAGATTTTACTTTTTGATTTAAAAATTTTTGATCCCATGCATTTGCATGTACACCTGCAAAATATTTTACCGGTGCATTCATAACTTTTTGTTGCCAGTTATCTGGATACTTCATCTTAACCATGACATGATAATTGTACATAAATCTATCTTTACCATCAAAACTATCTTGACTAGCTATCTTTGATATTGCTGCTAGACATGGTGGTCCTTCTGTAAATTCTTCATCGACTCCTTCCATGCTTTTATTTTCTATCTCCTCTGTTATTTCTTTCAGTCTTTCTTTTGTTACTAGGTTGGAGCTTATAACTTTCATAAACTGATCCAACGTAAACGTTGTGCCATCTATGTTTAGGGCCTTCCGCTCATCACCATAGTAAGGTAAATTAATAAATTGTCCTGGCCTTAGCTGTCCAGTCTCACTATCTTTTGATAGCTGTGTTTGTTTTGGAAATATTTCTGTGTCTTGTTTTAGTCCAAACAAAGATAATAAATTTGTAAGAAAAGATTTTACAGTTTTAGAATCTGTAAATATATCCATAAATAAAAATAAATGTAACCCACCACTTTTAGATTGTACTGGTAACAAAGGTAATTCATATTGTTGTATAATATCTATGTAATCTTTTTTATTAAAATCATCATAGTCTTTTGGATCAATATCTATTACACCAAACTTAACTTCTGAATTTTCTGTGCATGGTTGTATACCAATTGATAATTTACCTGCTAAATGTGATTGATAAACTTCGTCTGTAAGTTCTTCGAAGTTCCAACGATAAACAGGTTTCTTTTTACCTGTCTCTGAATCTATATATGCATCAGGATGTTCAAAGTCAGCGACCCCATATGCATGTCTGTATCCATTAAAAAATTCTATGTATCTATCCATAACTGTATCAGTGGGCCGTCCACTCTCGCTTCTGGCCCACCTGTGCACTATTCTCTACGAGAATTATATAATGCTACTATCCTTTGGTTTGTCTTCACCATGTTTAGCTTTTACAGATCCTTTAGAAATGTTTTCACTAAACGATTTAGCTTGACCATATAAGGATTGATCAGTTACTGGGCCAACTTTACTAACTTCCCAACCAAACCATGTGCCTTTATCATTAGACATTTGGGTAGTCTTTAGTTTGTAAATGTGGCTGAAAGATGCCGGTGTAAACATTCCGTTCTTACCATTCATCTTTATCCCAGACATCATTGAGTTCCATTTTCTACTAATTTTTAATTGAGTAGATTTCATAGATATCAAAGCTGTCGATGGACTATCTCCCGATACTATAACAAAGTGTGATGCAGTCTTCTCAATATAATTACCGTTTGGTAATCTATCTTTGTAGTTTGCATCTGGTTTTGTCTTAGACATGATATCAGAAGAAGAATCATAGATTGCAACTGGTGCACCTAAACCTTCTCCTCTATCTTTCCATTCAATGTACTCCAACTTATAAAAACATCTT